TTTCGTCGTAAGCAAAACTACTGTTTTCCAAGAAAAAAGATCCCCAGAGCCAATCCAGGGATCCTATTTCTATTTATTCAATTCAGCCCAAGTCTTGATACCAACGATCCCATCTACTGTCAGACCGTGATCTGCCTGAAAAGCCCTGACGGCTTCATCAGTCCTTACTCCGAAGATACCATCTGTAGAAAGATGATACCCTTTGTCCTTAAGCTTCTGCTGCAGGATCCTTACATCAGCGCTGCGGCTTCCTTTCCTAAGAATAGAATATGATACAGCAGCCTCACCATAATACAGATCCATATCCACATTCCCGGTAATTCCAGGTACCGATCCAGTGCTGCTGTACTGCCATCCCCACAGGGCATGACGGATAGTCGGCTTCTTACTTGCGGGCGGATCATAGGACACCACCACATTGGCATTGTAAGGATATCTTGCAATCCAGAATTTACAATCAAGCTCTGCAGCATACGGCTTCAAATAGGTATTGTAGAAATACAATCCGGTATATACGCCGAACTCATAGCCAGCATTCTCAATTACCTTCTGGTATGCATTGATGATATCAATCAGCTTATGCCCTATCCCCTGCTGGCATTTATCCTCAACATCAAGCCACACACGGCAATGTAGCTTTTTCCCTGCCAAAACCTGCAATACCTTCCTTGCTGCATTCTGTGCCATTTCCACCGTTGTAGCGTAGGAATAATTGTATACTCCTATGGAAAGCCCTTTGGCAGATGCTCCGGCATAATTTCGGCTGAAGGAGTCTTCCTCCCGGCACTGCTTATTAATTACCTTCAGAATGGCAAATTCGATGCCAGCGGTCTTTACCTTGCCCCAGTCGATCATGCCGTTCCACTTGGCAACATCAATTCCCTTTTTCATAATAATCATCTTCCCCTATTTTCTGTACCGGATCTAACGATACTACATCAATTCTTCCTGTTGCTACACCCCACGCTGTAATCAGGGGTGCTGCAACAAAAAAGAAAAGCATTCCTACTATCATGACCAGTACTATGATCCCTTCAAGGACACGATCCAGCCGTTTCATGCCTGCTCCTGCTTAAGTGTATATACCACTGCTTCAATCAGGGTATTTAGCTGCTCATCAGATAAAGAAATATTCTTCTGCTGGAGCTGTTCTTTTAAAAATTTGGTAACAATGGCTTTCTTCTCCGCTCCGGTCTTGCTTCCGAGAATCGTCTGTTCAGCTGATTTAACTGCCAGCTCTGCCCACTGTACAAGCCAATTATACTTTGTACCCTCTACCTGCAGCTTAATCCACGGGATCACATATCTTGCTGCCAGAACAACTACCAGAATAAGCGCTGCCTTTAAAATCTCAAATAATACATCATTCATTACTTATATCCTCCAATTCCTCTACTTTTGATTGATCTTTGTGCTTCCTGCAATTCTCCACCTTGGCTTTCCATACAATAAAGCCTGTGTGAAGTCCCAGTTCAGCGAAGGCCGCAGGAACACCCACGCTGACAATTGACAGATCTGTCACTCCAAGATATCCGCTTACAGCGGTGAGGATGAAGCACGCTGTAGTGAACATCCACACCGCCCGGAAATTATAGAAGTACAACTTGTCTGAAAATCCCCTTTTGAGTAATAACTTTTTCACTCTATCACTCCTGCAATTTTTCAAGATCCTGTATCCTGTGATTAATGACCTTGATCTGCTCTTCTACAACTGGCATCCTTCTAGCAAAATTGTTATGCTCCCGGACTTCGCGTGTCAGTTCAGCGATTTTGCAATCCATAACCGCCTGCTGCTTGTCCAATTTCGTTTCAATCTTCTTGTTGCTGTTGTTATTGGTGATAATTACTCCAACCAACGACAGAATGGCAACAACAATGGATGCCCCAGCTGCAATAAATGCTTCCATCTCTTCCCCTCCTACACGCTTACTCTTTGTCTGGGTATGTAAATCCGGTAATTTCTTTGTACTCAGCTTCCGTAATCCACTTTCCTACGGCTCTGTATACCCTGTCGATATCCCACAAACCACGGTCATAGTAGTTCTTTACCTTCTGAAAATTCTTTGAGTGTTTCTTTGCTGCCATTACACATTTACCCCCGTTTCCATAGCAATATAGTCAATATCCGCAGTGTTCTGATCTGTCTGATTAGCCACAGCCACGATCTTAGGCAGTTTGGCCAGCGTTACCGTAAGGACATCTGCCTTGGTCTCTGCAAATCCGCTGTCAGTGCTCTCGTCCGGTGTGGTATAGTCCACGGCAAGCACCTGGGACATTCTTTTCACATAGGACTGCAGCTGATCAAACTTTGCATAGGCGCACATCATATCAGCGTCCACGTAATACTGGATCACTGCCAGGTTATCCACATCTGAGAAGGTTTCCTCCAGTGCTGTGGCATCCCCATTAAGGATGTCGATCTGCAGGGTGTCCCCTGACTGGGTAATGTTATAGATCTCAACTTCGGTCTGATCTACGAATCTGATCTTTTTCATGAGCTTTACGCTCCTTTCTCCGGCTTTTTGCCTGCCGGTGGCATATTTTATACAACAGTAGTTTTGCTTACGACGAAAACGGTATATATGGATACCGTAGGAAGGTGGATGGTGCTGATACAGTTATCCCTTTTAAAAATGCCATAAAATTAAAACAATTTTGTCAAAAATCACAAATGGTAATTAATGAAGATTATGATGAATGTTTGCTTGTTTTTTCATCGGCAGGGTCATACGGGAGTTTTTCAATAATTAATGGTAATAACTATACAAAGCAACAAGCAGGTAAGTCTATGCTCACAAATGTTAGTGGGATTAATGGGCAAGCAAATACGGAATGCTATATTATTAAAAATCTTCCAAAAGGTGCAGTTATATCAGCATCTAAAAATAATACTGCTTCAACAATATGGAATTATAGCTTTTGGTTGTTTTGTTAGATAAATCATATGGAACTAAAATCGGCATCAATATTTAATCCCCATATTCTTATTGGTATGGTGTAACTTTCGTAATTACCAGCTGATGTATCTACTGGCTTTATTGTTATAGTATTATTTGATTTATCAAAAGTCATAGATCTACTATACTTATTGGGGGTTGCATTTGTTGCTGTAAGTGTTCCTTCATTAGCCAATGCACTAAATAATTGTGTGCATAATGTATCCAGCCAATAATGTCCTTTCAATGATATTGCTATATGACTATATTTTGTAAAATCAAAATTAACTGTAATTGCAGATTTTATTTGTGCACTTGGACTTGGGTTAGTCCATACAACATCAGCACCATTCTTAAAAGGGAACACTGTATCAGCACCGCCGATCTTAGTTTTATATCCAGTAATCTTACCGGACTCGTCATACTCAAAGGTGGGTTGGTCAGTCAAACTACTGTATAAAGAAATTAATTTCGTGTTGCATTTCGTGTTGCATAGTTGTCTAAAATGTCATATTTATATTCTTAAAATGACATTAATGTTTATTAGTTTAGATTCTGAAAAGCCAGTAGTTATGCGGGTTGCCACGAAAAGTGAGGTTTTATGCGTGGTTCCTTAAAAACTGCTTTTTCGGGTTCGAGTCCCGTCTCGTGCTCNTGACGCTATCGAATTCCGTCTTGATCCTCTGCTCCAGGTTATTCATGTTTGCCGCGCTGAAAGCGTCACCTGCCTGATTTACGGTTCCTTCTGACCGGCTCACATCCATCAGGATTTCTTCCCCGGTAGCCACATTTTTAAGCTTACGTCTGCCGGCATACTCAACCAGCCTGTCTTTCCATGTCTTTGTTACAAATGCCATATTAAATCACTCCTATTTCTTCCCCTGCGGAGATCTCACCGCAGTAATCTTTGTTGTTCAGGTTGTTAAAATAGATCCAGAATACGTCATACAGGATCTGTTCCAGGTCATTCCACTTCTGCCATGTGTTCAGGGGCTGTGCCGGTGTCTCCGGAGTATCTGCCCGGATCACGTATCCGCTCCGGATCTTTTCCACATTATCCCGGATCCGTTTGAAATCGGATACCCTCGGAAGATCCCCCGTCTTCCAGTTCTTTTTCACTGTGACTGGTACAGCGATATATCCGGCAATCAGCTCTGTAGTGGTTTCTACACGCTCCATATCAGAAGCATTGATAAATCCTTTCGCTGTCCGCTCATCGATGTCAAGCTGTGTCCGGTCTGTGATAAACCGTGGCAGCACATACACGATGGTTTCCTGGTAAGTACCAATGTTCCCGGCAGCATCTTCCATCTCAAGATCCAGCTCATAACGGTTATCGCTACTCTGATCCACATCCGTCACCCATGCCCCGGTAAGGTCCTGTTCAAACGCAGCGACCTTACCGTTGATCCTGCCCCTGACATATTCAATTCTGCTTGCCAGCGCCAGCTTAAGAACCATTTACTCCACCTCCAGCGTAATCTGCACGGATGCAGACGCATTGACCGGATTCGGTGCAAAGGCAGCTGACTTAATCGTAGGTACGGAAGTATCCAGTGTCACAGTCAGATTGATCGTGGTACTCTTCCCTGCAGCGTCTGTGGAAACGATCTTAATGGTATTGACACCCTCAGTGAGTACAAGAGCCTGAGAAAAGGATCCGTCATTTGCAACAGCAGGTGTATAGGAAGCGGATCCATGCATCACTGTTACTGTTACCGGGCTGGATAAGGTATCATTTGTGATTCCGGTAAGAACCACATTCTTCTGATTGGTCGCAAGTCCGTCCTGTGGTGAGGAAATCGTCAGTGTAGGTGGTACTGTATCTACCGTATAGGAAGCAGTTACCTTTGCGGCAGCATTGCCGTCATGATCGGATGCTGTAATTTCTATTGCCTTGGCACCGTCTGAAAGAGCTGCCTGCGGGGTAAAGGTGAACCGGTAGCCGTCAGTAATGGCAGTCTTGCTCATGCCTGTGGAACCGTCCTTATAGGTGGTTCCTGCCAGTTTCAGGGCAACTGTTGAAGCATTGACACCGCTGCCGCCGGTTTCATCCGTCACCTCAAAGATGATCGGCAGCTGGTTGTTGCTGATGTAAGCCCCATTGGACGGCTGCACCAGCTTAATGACAGGCTTGGTGGTCTCTTTTACCACAAGACGCAGAACAGATCCAAGAGTCGTGTCTGTGGCATCCACCGTTGTTACCGTTCCCGCGCTGTTGGTAGCTTCCACAATGATCGGGAAATATCCTCCGGACTGGTTATAAGATGTACTGGCAGGTGCCGTTACACTCCCTGTCCACTTTCCGGCAGAATCCTTTGTCAGGTTCGTCCATGTTCCATTAATTTTTACTCTTACCTTTGTAATAGCCATCACATCACCCCTATCTTTTCATTGCCATAAATTTCACCGGCATAGGAGATTTCCTTTGTGTAGGTAATCTCCCTGTCCTCCACATCCATGCTGATTTTGAAAACCTGCTTGGTATTCACCGTGGAGGCTGATTTCTGAATATGCTCAATCTCTATCTTGCTCACATCTCACCAAACTCCTCTCCGGTGAAGATCTCACCCGTATAGTAGAAGTCATTGACCAGCTTGTAGTAGCCCCGGAGCTCTGCTGTGGAAATATATCCCCCGGTAAGGTCTGTGGTCATCTTTTCAATGCCTGCCACGTAATTACCGTACATCTTCTCCGCATTGAATACCTCCGCCCAGTCAGCCACCTTATCCCCTTCGTTCAGGAACTTGATCTTCAGATTAAGCCGTAGATCATAATAGGCAAGAATTGCTTTTGCCCTGTCAGCTGCCCCTGCAGGATTAAGAACCGTACAGCTGAAGCTTTTGGTCTGCCGGCTCTCGCCTGCGTCAACCTTTTCCACAGATGCAGTAACCGTCAGATCTTCCTTGCTGTACTTCCGGCCGGATACGATAACCTCTCCCTCTTCTGCCACAGTAAATATCACGTAATTATTGGTCTGCTCAGTGATCGTGCCGCCGGTAATCGTCATTTCTGCCGCTGGTGAGGATAAATCCACCGTATAAGTTCCGGGAGAATACGTCCCCTTGAATATCTCCTTGCTTTCCTCATCAAGGGAATATACCGGGAACTTCACCGCCACATCGGATATGTAACTCTGGTTCTTTGGAGTGGTGGAAAATTTCCGTGTCCGCTGGATTGCCGTCTGTACGGTCCTGTCAACCTTGAATATATTCAGGGATTCGCTCCTGCTACTGTCGATCACAGATCCACAGGCGAAGAGGACTTCCCGGAGTGCTTTTCTGCAGTCCTGTATTTTCAGCCAGCCATAAAGTGGTGTTGCCCTCGTCACCTCATCCACGGAGTAATCAGTGATACCGGCGGCTGCCATGATCTGGTCAATGACCTCCCCCGCCGGATCCCCGGTGTACACCCTGCCCTGGCGGAAGGTGTGCTTACTGAGCAGTCCTTTATAATCGATCCAGCTCATGCTGCTCACGTTCTTACTGGTAGAATAATTATCCAGGAAGAATGCCCCTAGAAGCTGTGCTTCCCCGTTGATCGTTTCATAGGCCAGTGCTTTCTGCCCGGACTGGAATACCTTGTGCAGCCCGGACATATTTCCGATGTTGAAGTCATTATCTGCATCGATCAGCTTAAAGGTCAGCTTATTGATCGAGATCTTATCCGAAATCGGATCACATTCCTCTACGAGCTTTGCTTCCTTCACAGGGTAACCATCTACACCGCAGATAATGTCAGTACCATACTCGATATACCGGAACTTCACATACCGGTACGGCTTTGCCCTGGTAAATGCAATCTCCAGACGGCGGTAATTCTCTACCTGCTTCCATGCCACATATTTATTCTTGTCTACCTGATAGGTGCCGTTCTCTATAACATTTCCGTCACCGTCTATCCACCGGATCTTCATTTCCAGTGGATAATCTCCCACAAAGTGGAATGTCAGGCAGGCAGATGTATGATTCTCGGTAAACAGGATGATAAGCAGAGGATTCTCTGTAAAAGATCCGTCTGCCCCAGACATCTCCGATGAGAAGAAAACCACATCTTTCGGATCATCCGGCATCTCCGGATAGGATCCATCTAATAGGAAGTAATCCTGCTCCAGAGTACCGTAGTCCTGTGAGGAAATATCCTCTTTTCCCATTGAGATGTCACCAAAGGTCTGATTGTATGCTGTTGTCAGAGTGCTGTCCTCACGGGCTGATGTATCATACAACCCGTATTTTGCATAAAATCCTGTCGTTCTCATGGTGTCCTCGCTGGTCTCTTTGCTGTGAATTTACAGGTAAATCCCTTGAATACAGCACTGTTTTCAAGAATCCTTTCATATTCATCAGATACACTTGATATATAAGCAGTAAATGTATAATATCCGTTCTGTGTAGGAATAGAGATCTCATGGAAAGGAACCGGTTCTGTCATCTTATCCCAGAAGGTTTCATAATCTGTTTCACCAAAGTGCTTACTGGATCCTACTGTCAGCGTATAATTATAGTAAACACCGATCAGTTCTCTCCACAGATCACCATCCTCTGTCCTTTCTGCCCCCTTATCAAGAAAATCTGCATTTCTTTTCAGGGATACCATAGGAACATCAAAATACGTTCCATCTATTCTTATTCCTCTCTGAAACTTCATTTAAGTTACCCCCAATACGCTCACATCATATCCCTGTCTGGCAGCCTCATTTAATATGTCATTCAGTGTCAGACGTGCAAATTCCTGTCCATCTACGTTGAGAGAAATTGTCGGGTTAAAGCCGCCTCCATAGTTCATTCCGGATAATTCTTCTCTCACAGCCTGTTTAATTGTGCTGAGAGGAGCTTCTACATTGGTCTGCCCTTTCGGCTGATCACCAAGAATGGCCAAAAACGGATTTCCACCACGGATGACATCACCGCTGGCAAGTGCCGGAACTTCAAACGTATCACTTTGTGCAGATATGCCACCACTTCCACCACCACCAAATACATGGCTGATTCCGCTTCCTATGCTTTCTCCAATCGACTTTATCTTTTCAATAGCTGCTTCAACCATGCTGCTGATCCAATCGAAAAAACTCTGCAGCAAACTCTTAATCTCACCAACAATTCCACTGACTTTTTCTTTAAAGTTGGAAAATACCTTCTTGGCATTATCCCATGCCCCTTTCCAGTCTCCATCTATCAGCAACTTTACCGACTTCATAAGTCCTGTGTATAATTCTTTAATTGCATCAATCAGTTTATATAATGCATCCTTAAATACTTGGAATATGGTTTCCGCATTTGTCCAAAACTCCTGCCAGGAAGCTACGAACACTGTATCAATAAACTCAAGGAATGCCTGAAACAGTAGCTGGATATTCTCCCATGTCTCTGTAAAAAACAGGACTATATTTTCCCACGTTTCATGAATCTGTTCTGTGAATAAAATCCAATATTCTGTGAACCATTCCTGTATTGAGGTCCATATCTCGATAATATTTTCCTTTATTCCTTCAATTTTTTCAGAAATTCCAGTTTTTAACTCTTCAAACTTGTCAGTTAGTGTATATATCTTTTCTCCGATTTTATCCCCAAATGTATCAATCTGAGCAATGGCACTAAATAATGGTCCGGCCACAATATTAGCAAGAGTCGCAATGACAGGATTATTTTCAAAATCCGTCATCATATCTTCAATCGCTTTTAAAGTAGTTCCAAGATCATCAGTAATAGTTGAAAAGAATCCGTCTTCTCCTCCCCACTTAAAGGAGTCATACGTCTCATCATCACCTGTAATGGCTTTACCAATTTCCTTACCAAGTTCAAACCCGGCAATAGCAGCAACAATACCTCCGACTATCGCTGTGCCAACAGCAAGACCTATTTCTGCAGCAGATCCAGCGCCTACAATGGTCCCCATATCAGTAGTCAGAAGACCTCCAATACCTCCAACACTGGTAAATGCTTCAGAAACTGCACTTCCTACAGATTCCTGAATAGCAGTTCCTGCTTTTTCAAGTACTGCTGGTGTTGCTTCTGCTGCCAGTTTTATTGCAAGCGCACCCAGAATCACTTTTGCAATATCTTGCCAGTCACATTCTTCAAAGATGCCCTTGAACATATCATGCATAGCACCTGATATTTCTGACATATCCCACTGACCAACAAGACCTTTAAAAAATTCAATGGCTGACTCCACTACTTTACCGATTGTCCTGCCAAGTTTTTCAAAGTCGATATCCTCAAAGGCATCCTTTAAGAATCCGCCTATTTTAACACCAGCCTTATTCCAGTCCACTGTGTCAAAGAATCGGTAAACAGTATCAATCAAAGTATTTATTCCTTCTGAAACTGTTTCCGCAAGAGATTCCCAATCTGTATTACGAATGATATTATTCAGCGTAACCGCAAGGCCTTCTGCTCCTGTTACCAAGGTATCATTAATGACATCCCAGTCGATTGACTGTGTAAATCCATTAATAGAATCTGCTATAAAATCTCCAATGCCAGCCCAATGAAGTGTATGTACAAATTCATTCAGAAACTCAAAGGCAGTATTCAATCCTTCAGCAAGAGTGTGACCAATCCACCAGCCTACACCTATTCCGTCAAATTCCCCTTCAATAAATCCATTGATCAGAGTTGCCAGGCTATGTGCAATCTTTCGTGCCTGCGTCTTGATCTTATCCCACGGAATCTTTGCAAGTGCTTCTGCCAGCTTGTCCCCAAGCATTTTGCCAAGATCGTAGAAGTCAGATTTCTCCCACATATCCTTGAGCCACTTCCACAGATCTTTAAATCTGTTGTCAACCGGTACCTCTTCAAACAAGTTTCCGGCGCCGCCAGCAGCTCCTGCACCCGCACCTGTATCCTTCTTTGCAAGGACATCTAGATCATCGAACTTTGCCAGAGCTCCGCTGGCTTTCTTTGCTGCAGAAGCCGTATCATTCAATGATTTGTTATAGCCATCCTGTACCTTCTTGGCTCTCGTAAAAGTACTACTTCCGCCAATCACGGCAATGAACTGCGCCACATAGGTCATTGCCGTTGAGATCGCACTGATCAGCTGTGACAGCCACGGAATCACCATCTGTACGATTGGTGCAAAGGCTGCCGCCAATTGGTTTCCCAGTGTACTGAGCGCATTTTTCATTCCCTGTACACTTTCAGAAAAACTGCTGGAATAGGCTGCAAAATTGGTAAATCCGCTTTTCATTCCGGATATCATGGCATTAAATCCCTTAGACAGCCAATTAAACACGAATAATGAAAGAGCCAGCCCCTTCAAACGGCTTGTAAATGTAGACAGCATTCCACTGCCATGCTTTGCCCCACTTGTAACAACAGAAAAAGCCTTTTTTGCCACATTTCCCAGTGCACGGAAAGCCTTTTTCCCAGTATTCGAAACAGTATTCAGAACAGCTGCAATCTTCCCGGTCACTTTCCTCATACGAGAAAACTCTTCTGTCACGGGCTTCTGTTTTTCCTGCATTTCAGACAGCCGCTTTTTGCCGACCTCAATATCATCTGTCAAGCGTTCAACCTTGGAAGCGGCCTTGGAATATTCCTCAGTATTCATACCTGATGAAAAAGCCCTGCCATTCTCCTCAAGTTCAAACATGGAACCACGAATTTCTTCTATCTTCATCCGCAGTTCCTGCGCTTCATCTCTCGCCATTCTGAACGGGGTAAATCTCTTATCTGCTCCGATTTTTTCAAAGTCTGCAACTTCCTGTGCTACCTGTTCAAATTTACTCTGAGTAGTTTCAAGTTCCTTCTGCAGTTTTGCATACTCAGAGGTTGGGATCTTTTTATTTGCCAGTTCATCCATACGGGCATTCAAACGGGTAATTTCTGTCTCTGACCTTTTGATCGCATTGGCAACAGAAAGCATCTGACTGTTCAGATCCTTTGTTTCGATCTCCGTATTCATTTTGATAGATCCGTCATAATTACCCATAAAAAAAACCACCCGTATCTATTTCAGGTCAGCGATAGCATCCTCTCTGCTACCGGTTACTTTCCACTCTTCACATATTCCATAAAGGTATCTATAGCTTCCTGATCCTCTTCCGACATCTCTTCTTCGCCGGTCAGAGAATATTTTGCTTTCAGCTTTATCAGGGCTTTTCTTTCCTCCGTCTTCATACCAGGGGAAAATTTCCTTTGTCTGATATCTGCAACTCTGGTAAATGCACAATCATCCAGCGTATTCAGAAGCCCCATAAATTCCCAGAAATGCAGCTTTTCCGTATTCAGATTAATTCCATACTGCGCTCGAAATGCGGAATAAATCCTCCACTGATCGATGTCATAATCAGTTATCTTCGTATGATCTGTATTGTCTGTACGATCCTTAAACCATTCAGACAGGAACCACTGCAACCCTTTGCACGCCACATCAAAATCAGGAAGATCAACAGGATTTCCATTATCATCCTGATCAAGGAACAGCAGTGACAGGCACATATTAACCCGCTCATATTCTGAAAGTGTTTCATCCTCCAGAATCTGCCACAGCTGGATCCCTGTCTGGAAGTCAGAATCTATTGGAAACCCTTCATATTCCGTAGGGAGTTTATCCAATAACACATTGAACATTTCTACCGACTCCTTGCCCCTTTTCTGTTACGATTATACTTCGTGTTGATTACCTGATTTCTTTCTGCTGCGAACTTCTTAAGAAGCGGAGTAATCTCATCCAGGAAGCCTATAATCAGTTCAAATCCTGGAGATTCTACATCCGGATATACCTTTTTCATGCAATCACTGCCAAACATACCATCAAGCTGCCTGGATGCATCATCACAAATTTCTTTGTACAAAGCTGTCGTTTCTGCAATAAGATTAAAATTGATACCTTTGGTATCCTGATCTGCATATTTCTCCTGAATAGCCTTTTCCTGTGCACTGACAGATTCCTGCTTTGCATTCATCCAGCTGACAAAATTATTAAAATTCTCAAAGAATTTATTGTCACTGAGATTCACAGTGATGTATTCTCCGTTATCATTAACCTCAATTTTCTTTATTCCACTATCAATTTTAAGTTTTTCCATACTTAACATCCTTTCTCAAATCTGGGGCATGAGAGAAAGGTACACACCCCAGATATATTAAGTTGCCTTAATACCTGTAGTTACTACTCTTTTGGAGTAAATGTCTTGGTTGTGGCATTGAAGGTTCCTTCAACCTTGTCACCACGTCCGCCAAGGGTAATTGTGTCGGTTACATTTGCTCCTGCATCACCGCCGGTACTTCCAACAGTCACTGTACAGGGCTGTAAAATTGCAGGATAGGTAGGACCATCTCCTGTGATCCTTACTCTGATATAAGATGTTGATGCATCTTTTCCTGTTGGTAAGGTATCGATCATCTTGTTGAACCAGTCAGTCAGATCAGAATCCTCCTGATCTACATTCTGGCGCTCCACCTCAACAGAAGGTGTATAGCTCTTGATATCGGTAGTCCCGGATTCCTGATTGATCCACTGGTTACTTTCCTCTTCTGCATTAAACTCTTCTGTCAGAGATGAGATACCTTCTCCGAGAAGGTGGTACTCTGAAGCAGCATAGGTGGGATCCATTTTGATATCAACAAAATGCCTTAATTTACTTCTCTTCATCCTTTACTCTCCTTTTTTCTTATATTCCATCACAGCATTTGCTGCAAAAACCACATTTCCGTCTGCATCAGCCTTGTCCACAAAAGGAATACTTGCTGCAGCAGATATATTTGTTATCTTCCTGTTCTCTGTAAGATCCGGATACTTCTTAATTTCTGTAAACCACTGAATGATCTTATCCAGAACAGCCTGTGCATTGATCCTCTGCACATTTGTACTTGGAAAGCTTTTATATGCAATCTGGAACCTGACTTCTGCAGTAAAGCCATCAAGTATATCTCTGTCCTTTACCGTTGATCCCGTTGTTACGAGGGATAATGACTTCCCTTTTGTTCTCACCTGATATCCCAGTTCTGTCTTATCTGGTATGTAAGGACAGTTCTTCATCAGTTCGTATAATGCCTTGCCAATCAGCTCATATTCTACCGGGTCAAGCTGTTCCACTTTCTCTGCTTCCATCACTTACCTCCTACTTCAAACCGGGGAATCAGATTATAAACATTCAGAGTAGTTATCTTATAGGCATGGCCATATGTTTCCTTTATGTACTGGAAAAATCCGCCATCATACTGATCACTGTCAATCATTTCATCCGGCAGCTGAATCGCTATACCAAGTTCTGCTTTCCCGGTAACCACAAAGAAGTCACAGCCTTCCGTATTAACCGTAAAGCTGCCTGTCTTTTCTTCTGATCTGCTCCACACTTCCGGGCTCATATAAGGCTTTGGCAGTGATCCATCATTTGGGATCTTTGCTTTACAGGAATCTGCACTGTCTATCCCACTTTTCTGAATATTTGCGCCCTGTGTCATTTCAACCCTGACACCTTCAAACTGTGTCCCGAAATAATATTCTTTTTCAGAATCAGGATCCACATATCTGTTGTATAACACTATAGAATCCACATATCCGATTCCCATATAACCTCCTCTAAATCCCCCAATATAGAAGCCCTGTTCCTGTCAGATATACCCGTGCCACAGAATACAACAACTCCTCCCTTGCCTGATGGCTCGTAAGTGCTTCCTGTGCTGCACTCTTCTGAATATCATAGGATATGGACTCATCACCGGATGTCTTCGACTTGATAATCTTCCCTTTTCCCTCTGCATCAGTACCGGTTCTGTTTCTTTCCTGCTCAATCAGATAAAGTTGCTCAGCCACAGCGCAGATTGCTTTTTTCTCACATTCCGTCTCTCCTGTGATCTTCCCCAATGTCATCAGCTTAAGTTCATCAACAGCACGGCTCTCCATTTTGAGAAAAGAGTCAGAGGGAATGATATCCCCGAAATATGTTTTTTCATAAAATTCGAATTCTACCATTCCCTCTTATCTCCTTATCCTCTTGTCTTAATTCTTGCGATTGGAATAGCCTTATGAGGGAAATATTCCTTTCCGCTTGATTCGTTACTGTTTGCCAGTTCCCAGTTGGATCCGGTTGCCAGCTGTTCATCTGTAGGTGAAATGAAGCTCGGCTGCTTAAAGGAAATGCCATAAGGAGAGAAGATCTTTCTCTGTCTGCTCCACATAGTCTCCTGACCACCGTTGGTCTTTTCATCAGCACTCATGGAGTAAGGCTTCTTTGCTCCACAGTTGGTATACTCGATAGCACCTTCACCCATTACATAAGTGGTGTATACGGTACCGGCAGGCAGATATACTACATAATCACCAGCAACAGGAGTATAGTCCTTATCCTTAGGTGTTACAGATGAGATCTTAATCTCATTGGTTCCAAGGCTCTCTGTATTATCAGCAACAACCTTGAGTGCATTTTCTGCATGGGCGGATGCCTTAATATACTTCTCTGCAGCCTCTTCTGTTGGCATATCATCATCCACAAGGCACAGTCTGCCATTAATGGTGTACAGTGTAAGATCTCTTTCCACGCCATCCTTATCTGTAAACTTCAGGTGAGCGATAAGATTCTTATTCTCGACATTGGTAGCCACTGCAGAATGCATAACAGCAAGTTTAAACTTATCTTTGTTATCACCAAGAGCTTTCTGGATCCCGGTATTCAGCGTAGTTACATCAAATGTGTTATCCACCTCATTGCTGATATCATAGGTATGCCCATTGACAAACTTCAGGTTTTCTGCTCCTGTCATAGCAAAAATACCTTTCAATGTTGCCAGTAAGGTAGCCTGATCGATATCATCCCAGTACTCGGCCACTTCTTCTGCTGCAGGCAGGAAATCTTCCCCTGTGATGTCACTGGAAAAGTCTTTCTCTGTCCAGCCATTTGCACGGCCGACTACAACTCTTCCCTGTGTGTATGTCTTCCTGCTGGTTGACCCGATATCTGTGTTTCCGTCATAGTTGGACGCATTTCCACCGATTCTTGCCTTGATTGGTGTGGTGATATAGTTACCACCGACCTGATCCGGCAGCATTGCCGCATACTGCTTCTTTTCTACGATTGCTCCGCTCTTAAGGAGCTCATTTCTTTTCAGATTAGGTACTCTATCCACATATGCTGCGAATACTTCCCCGTTGAAATTTTTGGAATCAAATAACATGTTCTTTCCTCCTCATTACATATACTGTGTGATGTCAAGGCCGGGATTTTCATTCTTCATCTTCATCAGTTCACTCATGCCAAGCTTTGTACCAGGTTTCGGGGGATTCCCCATTCTGGTTGTAAATACGGCTTTGTTCCAGTTTGCTCTCTGCTGCTCCTCTGATACGATAGCGTCAGGATCATTCTTGGAATATTCATCCAAAAATTCCTGAAGTCCAAAGATTTTACCGTCCTTGATCTTAAGACCAGCGGCTTTCAGTTCAGCAACATAGGCTTTCTTGGCGCTTTCAGATGTGAAATTAATGTCTGCCACATGCTTATCAACAGCGTCTGCATAATCCCTTTCTTCCATCTGTTTCTTGAAATCAGCCTCTGCGTCCTCTGCACGCTTTTTCCAGTCATCTCTTTCTCTCTGGATACTGTCAAAGTCCTTTCCCTCAAATCCCTTTAAGGTTGTTTCTGCATCCTCCGCCTTTTTCTTCCAGTCATCTCTTTCCATCTCGATCTTTTTAATCTTCTTTTCTACTTCCAGATCAGAAAGATAATCTCCGGCAAGTGCTTTCTCAATCTCCGGTGTGGCTTCCACACCAAGCTGTTTCAGTTTTTCAATAATGTTCATAGTTACTCCCTTTCTTAAAAGTTGTTAATCCGGTCAGCCCGGCACGAAATGGTGCTGTTTTATCCACAGCTGGCAATAGCACCGACAGGAATCGAACCTGTGACACTCAGACGAAGGTTTCTGATAATCTACCACTGATATACGGTGCTAAACAAAAAGGAGCTGACCTGTAAGTTTCCTTACAAATCAGCTCCAATTAGCTCTATCTAAGTACCAATTTACTTAGAGACAATATTCTTTTTCACTTCATATACAACGATCGTTCCGTCTGTTTTTTTCCTTATCTCAGCATTGTTTCCTCTCTTCAAGATAGCTTTGATCGTTGTAAGGATCTTTTCATCACTCAACTTAACCACCTATATGATCAAAACATTTGTTCCCTACATAAATATAATAACATGGGTTATTACACATAGCAACTCTATTTTTGATAAACTTTTAACCTCTCCCGCCGTGTCTTTAAATTGTTCTTCTGGCAAAAGTCCTCATAACTGTCCCTGGCACTGTCAAGGTTCTTCTGTATCTTTTGGTATTTCTCTTTAAACTCATCCGCCAGCACATCATCCTCACTCTCCTTCATAGAATGCCTGCATACGTTTCTTTTCCTCGTCAGTTCCCGGATCTTCCTTTCCTTCGCTCTCTGTTCCTGTTCAAGATCATATTTCCGCTTATCCTCCTCGGAATCATACGGCTTATTGTCATTTACACTGATTCCTTTGTAATAGGGTCCAAAACTATGCCTACAATTCCACCCACACAGCCCTTCACCTGTTCCATACCCAGTTACAGCAATAAAATCACCAGCTGTTTTCTCCTGATGACGATTCAGAAATATCCTGATCCGGTCAAGAAACTTAAATATCCCTTTATTCTCTTCCCTTTCTTCCTCAGTCACCTCATATTGTGATAATGCCGGACTCTTCCAGTCAATGGAATATACTTTGCCCTGCCATGACATATGATTGGCCGGTTCGTCCTTATCTGTATACCTTGCCCCGGCATGGCTTGACACTATCACCGCATTTACACCCATTTCTGCGCATCTTGTCAAAGTGATATCTCCAGCCGCCTGATTGATACCTGTTCTTACCGCTCTGGCAACTGCTACCTCTATTCTGTCTCTATGACCAGTAGGATACAGAACATATGCTCCTTCCTTTGCACACTCTTCAACAGCCTCGGCTATAGCTGTATGTATACTCACTCCGTGAGTTGCTTTCCAATATGCCTTATCTACTGCAGATATAAAGGTGCGCTGGCTTGCAAGTGCCGTTGTGCGGGTAAGATTGTTCAATGTCCCATTGGTCACACGATAAGCCCTTTCCAATAGCCTTACTTCCTTCTGCGTAAGGTTCAGATCCTTTATTTTTTTAGGGATACCACTCTTTTCATAATCGGATAACTCCGGCAACTCTATGTCCTGTATGACACCATTATCCAGTTCCACCTGTACTACCTTCTGAGTAAACAGCCTGTTATCAGCATCGATCTGATTGGCAGCCTTTACAAATGCCTTTTTAACCTCTGACTTTATTTCAGGCAGTTTTTCTTCAACAATCTGGCTCACTTCCTCGGTCAGTTTCCCTGTTTCCTTTGCCTTTCTTGCATCCAGTACAGAAGAAGGAATCAGTTCCACCTTTCCTTTCTTGGAAAAAAGAGACATAATCCTCTTGGCTATCCGCTCAGTCACATAGTTATTCAGTTCTGCTGTTTTTTCCTCTGTTGCTTCTACTATGCGTAGTAAAAACTCCGGTGTTAACATTCCTTACCCTCTCACTGCCCTCTTTGCTACCTTTACCCAGTTCTTGATACAATCCTGATAAGCTGCTTCATCCCAATGTGCTTCTGCATCTTCTCTGCCATAAAATAAAGGCTCCTCAGACGGTACTTTCTGTACTCCCGGTCTGCTCCAATATCCATACTCAGGGCTATAAAATGCTCCGATTCCATAATCCGGATCCACATACTTAACACCCTCATACTGATAATGTCCATAATCACTGTCAGGGGGATATAAATACACCTCTCCCCTAGTTGACTTATTCAGTGCATCCGTCTCTGCAATCAGTGCTCCTGTATCCATTGGCATATACTTCTGTATATCGTTCCATACATGAGCATCAAGAGCATCTTGTGCTATATCCAACTTTTTCCCAAGGCTTTCTAAAGACAGCTCTATTGAGTATCCGCTTCCCTTTTTCTTAACCTTTAGCTTCCCAAGCTGCTTCCGGAAGAAGTTCTTCCCTATCATTCATTATCCTCCAAAAGTCCGGCATCCTGATTTTCCTTTGCAGCCAGTGCCAAAAGTCTCCTTGCATCCTCCCTGGAATATTTGAGATATTCCACATAATACTCTTCCCAAGGATATTTTCCGATGGTCGCAAGGTTGTAATGATGCTGCCTGTCCTCTTCAAAATTATAGGTAATATCGCCAAATGAGTAATTGACCTCATATTCTCCAACAGGTGCCATCTGATACAGATCTGCAAATACTGATTCCGCATAGAGATACTGATCTATTGCATTCTGCAGGCAGTCTCTGACATCTTTGATCAACTGGATCGTCCTTCTGTCGTCCGCTTCTACCTGTGTTGCTGTAACCATACCTGTCTTTTCATCAAATACAAAGTAACCATTGCTGTAGCCACATTTATACCCAATAAGGGAAAGCAGATTATTCATACCAGTAATACGCATATCTGAATGAAGCGGCCTTTCTATTGCCTGATAAAAATTTTCCGGTCCTTTACCGTACACATTATGTACATGATGTGGTAAAACAATATCAGCCTGCGTTCCTACCTTTTGACCTGACTGGACAATTAAACGATCATCCACAAGCTCTATGGTCTCACTGTCATAAATCTCCCCTGTATAACGGCTGTACGCAATATCAAGGTCTTTCATTTCTTCCTTTGCATCCGCAAATACCGCCATACCAAGTGGACTATTCAGGTCAATATTATTTGCTGCCGGCATTCTGAATACACCGAACAGCATGGAATCCACAGTATCACCATTCTGCTTGACTATTGTGACTTCCGGTCTCAGATTCGCCCACTTCGTATCCTTCATTTTGCATTCTTTACCAAGGCTGTCCGGGTTTTCACTTTTATATGTTTTATTCGAGATCATATAATACCGTGTCCGCTTAGTTTCCCCCTGCATGGATACTTCTGCATCTAAATATCTGTGATACTCCAGTTTTGTATAATATTCCTTTTCACTCTGGTAAGAATCCTGAAATACAATACCAGATATATTCCTGTTTCCATCCATATCAATGACCCAGAATCGATCCGGTGTTACAAGGTCGGCTCCCTCACCATTGGGTTTGATGATCACTGTACCGGCAGCACACCCATACTCCACCCATTCTCTCAAATGTGGCATAATGGCTTTATCAATATGCTTCTTGAGGAATTCTGCTCTTGCCCCTCCATCCAATTCTATTGCAATAGCAAGATTGGTAAGTCTGGCCGTCTCTGAGCATACGGCCTTGGCAAAATTGATTGTTTTGATTCTGTTATCAGGATCAACCCATTCCGGTTTTCCATAATAGATATTCATCCATTTTAATACAGAAATATCCATGAGCTGTGAAGTAATCGGAGTAACCCCAAATGCTGTTTTCACATTCTTTTCAAACATACTGTTCCACCATCCTTTTATCATTTTTATAATTCCCATTATGCGCTTTCTCCTCTTCTCATTGACAACGGACTGGTCGCATATCTCACAGCATCAATCCAGTGGTTATCATGATCTGGATATCCGTCTATAGGCTGACCATTTTTATCAACATCATGTTCATAGTTTGTAAATTCCTTATGCGCCATTGGAGTCCTTGCAGGATCTATTACAATCTTACGGCACTGCAGCCATTCAAAGGTTCTCTTCACGCTTCCGGGACCTACTTCTGCCTGTCGTGCCATAAGGCCTGCATCTCTGAAATCATTGATATGTTCCTGTTCATCAGCACCACAACGCACCTCATAATCATCATATCCCTTGTCCTTGATCTGCTGTGCCATGTCCCTGGTTCTGATACAGGTTCCTCCCATTTCATCCAGCAACATGATTGTCTCTGTTGCGTGGCTATAGGAACATCTGACAAAGGCTTTTGGATCAGGATCCCATCCCCAGTCCTGCCCCTGATAAATTCTCTCCTGTCTCGCAATCTCTTCATCAGTAATAGTCCTGATCTCCAGGAATTTGAATATCTCTGTGCCTATTCCAATCGGCAGACCACCATATTCATGGTCGTAAGCATCCGGATTGACCTTTTTCAAATGCTCTGCTTCTTCAATAAAAGGTTTTCCAAGCCACTCCGGCGGTACATCCAGATAGGTTGAACTGTGCACCAGCATACTTTCCTTTGGCTTGTCTGCGTACACATTCGCCCAGTTATTCTTGCTGATCGGAGGATTGAACATCTTAAAGATCCAGGCATCATCACCGCCTCGGATTGCCGACTGTTCTATCTTTCTGACCGGTTCTTCACCGCCAAACTGGTCAAGCTCCTCAAAGATAAGGATCCCAATATGACCAAACGGTACTTTAATTGACTTGATCTTGCCCGGATCATCTGCACCCCGGAAATAGATCTTCTGACCGGTTGGTTTATAAGTTATTTCAAGCGGTGACAGTTTAAAATCCCAGTTTTCACGGATAAACATAGGATTCTTACTCTGTTCATCACACGACCACTGGAACTGCGCATATACGGAATCTCTCAGAGTATTGGCTACCTGTCTTAATACAAGGCAATGAATATCCGGATTATTCAGCATCAGCTCATACGGGATCATGGTGGCACAGGATGACTTTGTGGATCCTCTTCCACCTCTGAAAACATATTCCCGGTGTTTCTTCTGCCTGATATCACGAATTACTGAATGAAAGGTATCTGCGATACTGTCGAGATCCGTATGATATTCTGCAGCATTTCTCGCTTCTTCTTCCCTTTTCTTCTGTTCCTCCTGTGCTTCCTTGATCTTCAATGCCTTTTCCAGATCATTTGCCGCC